CCGAGGAGAGACGACGACGGCGGATGTCGTAGAGTGCGGTCGTCGTAAGCGGGGACTGAACCGTGATTAGGGGGTCTGCCTCGTCGTCGACTCCTGTACCGACTGCCACGAACGCGACGCCGTACATAAGCGCGTCGAGGTGCGCGAGCCCTGACTCTACGTCGAGAAAGTTGTCGGTGTAGATGTCACGGAGACCGAAGCTGTCCTCGACGCCCGGAGCTACCCATCCCTCGAAATCGAGTCGCTCTTCGAGCGCGTCGACGACGATCGAGGGCCAGCCGAGGACTGTGTCGATATGGCGGAGCTTCGGAGGGACCGAGAGCGCCGGGGTACGTGGTGAGAGCTTGCCCTCGTAGTACCCGAGGGCTTCTCCGTTCACGCTTGCCTTAGTGCTGAGCTGCTGTGTGAGCTTGTCCGCGATCCGCTGCTCTTCGTCTCCGAGCCCGTTGAGGGTGATGAATGCCGGAGATGTGATCGTGTAGGTCACAGGACCATCACTCCCCTTCTCTGTCGTGGCTCGGACTTCCCGAAACCGTGTGAGATCGCGTCTGTACGCGCCTTCCATGCGAGGGTTGCCGCGTACGCAGCGTCGATCTTCTCGGGGCTGTCCGGGAATGCCTGATAGATCAGGTAGCCGGTCCGAGTCTTGCGTCGGCGTGCGTTGAGCATGTGCCGGGTTAGTGAGGAGCTTCCGTCGTGAGTCAACTCACGGTTCACGATATCGTCGTGGAGCTTCTCAAGCGCGAGCGTGACGCCCGCGTTCTTGCCGCGTGGCCAGAGAAGGATGGGGTCGTTCTGCGTGGCCTTGACCTTGAGCTTCCGTGCATACTTCGCCTGCCATGCTGCGCACTGCTGCGTCCAGCCGGACGGGTCCGCGTAGAAGCCGATCACCTTGAAGCGTGTAAACGCTGCGTCGATAGCCGCGTCGACCTCGATCGGATTCGGGGTCCAGTTCTTGCCGGCGATTCCGTCCGGTTGCTCCCAGACGCGAATCTCGAAGAGATGACCATCCCATACGCGACAGCCGATTAGAGCGGTCGCGTCGGCCTTGCCCTTGTTCCGTCCGCGCGAGCCATCGAAGCCCATCACGATTACGTCGCCGTCGTGGATGGTCTTGTCGAGATCCTCGCAGACGCCCCACTGAGGAGCTGTTATCCACGAGTCCGCCGCGTGCGTGATTTGGTTCAGGAAGTCGGAGCGCGAGGTCTGGGTGTCCTTGGTCGGATCCCAAATCGTCCGGATGATCCGGTCGATATCGACGTGTCCGGCTGGGCAGGGATCCTCGTGGATCATGCACCCGCGCGGGTCGCCGCTCGCGTCGCCGTAAGCGACTCGGAGACCCTCGTATAGGGAGGTGTAATCCTCCATATCGGTATCCGGCGGAGCTTCGCGGTGATCGTATAGGAGACCGTCGTCCTTGACGCGGCCCTCACGAATAGCGGCCCAGAAAGCCGCGCTTTGCTCGGCTACTGAGTCGTCGCCGGGGATGTACGCGTTCGGGGATTCTAGGGTCGTGCCGCCGACCTTCGCCGCGTTCGTGCGCATGGTATCGGCCAGCTTCGGCCCGCCATTACTCGGGATCCATTCCTCGGTTTGGTCGAGGACCGCGAAATGGGCTCGCGCGCCCTTTACGGTGCGAGCATTCGCGGTAATGGCCTCGATGCGCCCGTGGTTTGGGAGCGAGACGAAGGTCTGCATAGGCTCGACGCGATAATCGTCGTGGATAGGCGCGCCTTCGCGGAGCATTCCCATGATGGGAGTCCACGTGTTTCCGGTCTGAGTTTCGCTGACCGCCGCTACGTGGACGAGCGGCGTACGGACCTCCGAATAGGACATTCCTACCGGCTGCCCGTACGCGTCCCATCCTGCGAATACGGTCGGACCCATTGCTTCCGCGATTGCGAGAGCGCCGAGCATGGGCGACTTTCCGAACCCACGCGAGCGCCCGAATACGCCCCGGTGATAACGCCGGGATCCATCGGGCTTTAGCGAGTACCAATTGAGGACGAACTGAGCTTGTTCCTTGTAGAGGACGAAGGGCTCGTAATCGGGAGCGTCGGGGTGCGCGAGGTACTCCGTGATCCAATCGATTACGAGGAAGCCGAGCGTCGGGATCTCACCCTGATAGCTCGGGAGCCAAGGCATTACGCGACCTTGAGCCCGCCGTAGGCCGGCTTATTGCCGGCTCCCTTGGCCTTATCGCGGTCGCGGCGCGTCTCGGCGGAATCCGCCTCTGCGTACTGCTTGCGGAGACGTGCGCGGTCCTCCTGCGTCGCTCCATGCTTTGCTACGCGTAGGCGCAGCTCGCCGGCAAAGGACGCGTTCCCAGACCAGTAGAGCCCGTGGAGAACGGCTGCGTCCATAAGGTCTGACCAGTCGGTAGCTCGATAATCAGAGGTGATGTCATCCTCTGACCACATCTGCCACCAATCGCGGGTCTCCTGTGGCCATGCGTCTCCGTTAGGCATGAGCGCCGGAAGGGCCGGCTGTGGTGCTGGCTCCGTGTTGATAAGGGTGAGATGGTCTCCGCGTGCGCCTCGCGCGCGATCGCGGGGATCCTTGGGTTGTGGACCGCGTCCAGCCATGGAATCGCTCCTAAGCTTGTGAACTTGTGAAATTTCCAGACCCGTCGCCGGCCCGAGCGACTACACCACCCGGGCACGGGGGAGACGGGGGGAGGGGGAGGGCCCCCAGGGTCTAACGAAGATCGTCATAAACAATCACAGTGAAATAGG